CCCTTCATCGGAAATGATATCATCAATCCGACGACTGCTGGCGCTGCAGCGTACTACTCCACTGCGACCTACGTCGGTGGAGGTGGTGCTGGATTCCCTGTGCTGAACAATGCAACAGCAGGTGTCAATGCCGTCTCATCAAACTCAGACTACGTCTCTACATCCTTTGGTCTTGGATTGCAGTGTCGTTTAGTCTCGATGGGTCTCAGAGTACGTTACTCTGGGACCGAGTTGAATCGAGGCGGTCGTGTCATCCTCCTTGAGGATCCTGAACACGCCACTCTTTCTGGTGTTAATCTCGCTACCATTCTCGCGAATGAGAAAGCGAAAGAACACAAGATCGGAATGGATTGGATCACCCTCTGTTCCACTGGTCCTACGATGCCGCAGGAATATGATTATATTCCTTCTCCTACGTTCCCCTTGACTAGTACAACTCCGTTGCACTATCTTGGTGCCTATATCAGATCAGCTGCCCTTCAGCAGACTTTTGATGTTGAGCTCTTTTGGAATTGGGAGGTCATTGGCCAGAACGCTCGTGGTAAGACTATGAGCGAAGCTGATGACGCGGGTGTGGGTGTCGTCCTAGGTGCTATCAAGTCTGTGAATGACAACCAGCTTGATACACGACATCCCCTAGTGGCTGCAACAAAGACGGGCGCTTCGCCTGTCGATGCCGCAAAGGCTCTCAACGGTATCGTCCAACGATATGCCGCGAAGAACACTTCTGGATGGTTTGCAAAAGCTGTCAAGGGCGTTTCTAGCTTTGCGCACAATGCAGAACACTACATCGAACGTGGTGCACAGATCGCAGGGGCAGCCGCTCCTCTTCTAGCTCTTCTGTAAAACAGTGAGAACCAGACGATCGCGCTCCCGAAAGGGGCAAATGGCTTATTATTGGGCCAATATCGGAAAGTACTAAATACTCAACAAAAACAACAAGTAGTAAGATCAAAACGAGTGTTTCAGTTTACCTGGCGGATGAACTTGCCAGTCCGACGCGATACCCGCTCCACGAAAGCCTACGTGGAGCCACTCCGAGAACTCAGTTCACAGTTCTCACCAG